CATCCCGAGCCATAACCAAGGATGATACCGTGGACCCCAAAGCGCAAGTGCCAAATCCAGAACAAATTGAAAAGATTATCGGGGCCATGTCGCCTGCTCAAATGGCGGCTGCCATCAAGGGCATTCAGGAAATCCAACGCCGGAAACAGGAAGGGATGCTGTATCACTTCGTCCCTAACCCGGCACAGATCCCCATCATGAACAGTCTAAAACCAATCAAACTAATCATTGGTGGGAATCGGAGCGGCAAGTCTCATGGCGCTGCTGCTGAAACAACTTTCCATGCTACAGGTGTTTACCCGAATGACTATGAAGGTTATCGCTATCACGAGCCCATTGATATGGGGATTGTTTCTGTAGATACAGATCAGATGATTAAAGGTGCCCAACAGAAGCTCATGGGCTGGCCGGATGAGTTTGGGACGGGCTTCATCCCCAAGGACTTGATCATCTTCGATGAACTAAAAGAGCGCCCACAGACGAATGGCTGTCTCCAGCGTGTGTCCATCAAACACGCTTCAGGAGGGAATTCACGATTATTCTTTATGACATTTGAGCAGAAGATCAAGTCCTTCATGGGTTTTATGTGGAGATTTTGTTGGTTTGATGAAGAACCTCCCTTCAAATATTTTGATGAAGTCCGGTTCCGCATGATGGACAAAGGTGGACGCATTCTGCTTTCCTTCTATCCTCCTGATGGGCAAACGGAACTTCTAACCTTCCTGGACGAAATGATGGAGAAGACCCCGGAATACATCGACCAATTCTTCCTCCAATGGGCTGACAACCCAACGCTTGACCCTGAAACCGTGGAGATGATGGAGAAAACTACGCCCGACTGGCTCAAGGAAAGCCGAAAATACGGGCGTCCAGGGGTCGGAGAAGGCCGGGTTATCCCCTTCAGCCGGGACGTTTACACCTGCGAGCCCTTTGAGATCGAGTCCCATTGGCCCCAAATTGCCGCCATTGACGTAGGCTACGACCACGGGACCGGCGCGGTGTGCCTCGCCTTGGACAATCAATCCAACACGATCTACGCTTTCCGGGAATACTTCTCCAAGGAAACCCTGCCCGCTGTCCATGCTTCGGCGCTGCGGAAGTGGGGCAAAATCCCCTTCATCGCAGACGCGCCCATGAATCGGCGCTCCGCCACGGATGGGAAGTCCCTCTACGACATCTATCAGGAGGAAGGTCTGGAGATCATCACCCGGCAAACCGATGTCATGGCCAGCATCAACAAGATCAACACCGTAATCTCAGAGCGTCGCTTCTATGTCTTCGATACGTGCCGTGTGCTATTAGACCAGATGGGGAAATATCGGCGCTCCAAGAACGAGAAGACCGGCAAAGTCACCATCGTCAAGAAGGATGATGACGTGATCGACCCCCTGCGCTCGGCCCTGATGAACCTGGAAGAAGCGAGGCTTCCTGGTGTCCCAAAGAATCTAAAGCCAATCCCTGAGATCCGGGAATGGTCTCCAGTGGACGCGAGATTAGGCATTTAGTTTACCTGCAATCCTTGCCTTGTCCATGGAATAGTTTTATGCTTCATCCATGGAGTGGTAAATGGCCGAGCGTCAAGGATTGTCTTTAGCACCCGATACTTCCGGACCTCCTTCCATTGTTGAGGGCTACGGAATTGCCGCTGGTGGGGACAGGTTTGCCCAGAGAGTGGCGGCAGATATGCAACGGGCGAGTTCTGCCCGTCTATTCCAGGAGCAGCAAGTCTTTGTCCGGTCCCTCTTCAACACCCGAGCCTATTATCTACCTGACTTAAACTTCCCTTCCGGCACCTCCCGCGCCTTCGTCAACGCCACTCGCCCCAAGATCCAGACGGCAGTGGCGCTTTTAATGCCCATTGTCTGCCCTCCTGGCGGGGATTCCTTCACGATTGACCCCGATACCGATTCTATCGACCCGACCGAAGCCATGGCCCTCCTGTCCCAAGGGATGGACCCCGAGATGGTTCGGGACAGGATGTTTCAGGCGGCGGGGAAGAAGAGTGATCGGCTGACCAGTAAGATCCGAAAAGGCTTGGACTCCACTCAATTCTCAGATAAGACGCTGAGGTTCCTTTGGGATATGTGCTGGGCCGGGACCGGGATCATGATGGGGCCTATGAAGGTTCCCAACTCCGAAGCGCAGCCTCCTTCTGTAGCCTCTGATGAATCAGCCTGGGATGCCGTTGCGGGCTACTTTGGGTTGAGCAAGAAACAGATTGCGGATAAACAATTCCAACAGCTTATTGACGTAGGGCTTTTGGATGAAGTCTCCCCCGCCATGGAAGTCATTTCACCCCTGGACTTCTATCCCGATCCTTCCTCCTACACGATTGAAGGCTCCCGCTTCGGTATCTGGCGCATGGTGTTGGGCAAGCCCCAGATTATGGAGATGCTGAGCGATCCTACCTTCAAGAAAGACGTGATCGAGAAGCTTCTGGAAGATTCCCCCAATGGCGTTTGGGAGCCCGTCTACTGGGAAACCGCCATCAATTCCTTGAACAAACAACCTCAGATGACGGTCCCGAATGGCCGCTTCACCGTTCTCCAATGGTGGGGATACATGAGCGGGAAGGATCTCCATGAGGCGGGCGTCACGACGATCCCCACGTCTAAGTTCAACGAACGCTCCATCGTCCAGATATGGACCTGTGGACATCGAACCATCAAGGTTGAAGTCTCTGAGCTTCATACGGAACGGCTTCCTTTCTATCTGACCCCCTACAGTTACGCGCCTAATTCCATGTGGGGAATTGGTCCTGCGGAGATGATGTTCGATGCCCAGGATGCGATCAATGGCTGCGAGCGGTCCATCATGGATAACATGGCCATCTGTAGTGGACCACAGGTGACGGTGGATCTGGATCAATTAGCCGATCCTTCTTCGATTCTGGAGATTAAGCCCCGTAAGTTCTGGGCAGTCCGTTCCAAGGTCGGCGCGACGACTGAAGCTATTAAGTTCTGGGTGCCCGATTGCAGGATCGCAGAGATCCTTGAAGTCCAGCGAAACGAGGAGCGGCTTTCTCAGGAACAAACAGGCTTGCCTAATTTCCTCATGGGACAACCTCAACAGGGAACCCATAACAGGACCTTGGGTGGCGCAAACCTGCAATTCAATACGGCACTGACTCCACTTAAATCCGTGGTCTACAACATCGAGAACAATCTTATTGTTCCACTTATCCGAAAGTATATCCGGTTCTTCCAGATGTTCTCCAAAGACCCTCTCATCAAGGGAAACTTCAAGGTGAATGTGAATGGCGTGAAGGGGCTGCTTGCACGAGAGTCCTTGATCCAGTCCATGGGCGATCTTATGCAAGCCTTGCAGGGGATGCCGGACCAAATGAAGCGTATCAAGATGTCCAATTTCTTCGACTCCTACATGCGCTACAGCGGCTTGGTCCATGAAGATCTAGTCTATTCCGATGCCGAATACCAGCAGCTCATGCAGAAGGAACAGGAAGAAGCCCAAAAGAATCAAGCCTATTCGGCTGGGATTCAGGCCAGCGTTCAGTCCCAGCCTAAGATGCGAGCTGAGATGCCGGTGCAGGATGTGATCGTAGAACTCATGAAGGATTCTCCCGAGAATTCTGATCTCCGTCTCGCCTATATGGCGATCCTGAATAAGTCTCTCCAGATTGAAACGCCTGAGATTCAGCAGGCCATGGAAGCGCAGAAGCAGCTTCACCACATGCAGGATCTCAATACTGCCCACGAAGCAGGCCACATGATCGCACAGCGGGAACATGAGCCGCTTCCGAATCAACTTAAAGAACATCCGGCCCTTCAGCCACCGATGCCTCCTCCGCCTGGAGGTGGTAAATGAATTTCGACCAAACCAAAACTGCCGATCTCGTAAAGAAAGCCCAAGAGCTTTCAGTAACGGAAGTCGGCGAAGGAATCGTTGAACTATTGAGGAGGCAGATAGAAGCCTATCGAACAGAACTGGAAAAGACGCGGGGAGAAATCCCTATGTCAATCATTCAGGGTCGCATTGCCCAACTCCGAGAAATCAAAGCCATTTTCACCCCAATCTCCCAATCTGGGACAGTACCCCCGCATGATGGGGCCTGAAGGAGCATCGCATGGCCGAAGTCGTAACGATTCAACCACCCGTCAACCTTGATGCACAACGCAGAGAGGCTGAACTGAAGGCACTCATGGACAAGGTTCAAGGTGATGGGAATGTTTCCCCAAACCCGTCGCTTCCGGTTGAGCCGGTTGCGCCAGTTGAACCTCCTCCTGAAACGCCGGTTCTTCCTCCTGTTGCATCCGTTCCTAGTGAACCTTCTCCCACGCCTGAACCCGCCCCTGCCAAGAAAGAAGATCGCTCTGGTTGGACTGCGGAAGACTGGCAACGTGAGATCGAACACTACAACAGCCGCTTACGCAACGCCCAAAGTGCATTAGCACCTTCCCAACAGAAGGCTGCACTCCTGAAGAAAACCCTGGATGGCAATCAGGAAACTCTGGAAGCTATGCAGGCCAAGATGGATGTCGTTCTCACAGAATTGGCTTTACTCAAACAGACACCCGCTCCAAGACAGGAACCCGCTCTATCCCCCATGTACCGAAAGGAACTGGACCCGGATTTCACGGAACTAAATCCTGAATTTGCAGAGCGCTTGGAGTTGATGAGCAAGGGCTTTGAGAAACGGTTTGAGTCCATTCAGGAAACCCATGCACGAGAATTGGGTGTTCTACGCAAAGCGGAAGAGGAACGCCAGAAGTTGGCCGATCAACAACGCGAACTTGCTTACTCCCTTGAATGGGAAGCCACTTTACGCAAACTCCATCCCGACGTGGAAGAATATCTCCCAGGAACGGCAAAAGGACAAGCGCTTGTGGAATGGGCTAAAAACTTTCCCATCGAATATCAGAACGCAATAGCAAAGCCTCGGACAGTCTCTCCTTTTATGGTTGGGGATATCTTGTCCAGGTTCAAAACGGCTATTTCTCCAGCAACGCCTTCTCCTTCGCGGAGTCTGGCCGATCTGGCGAATCCGATGTTGATGGGGACTGCGCCTGTCGCCGTTCAACCTGCCACGCCTGAGAAGGTGTTGAGTATGGAAGAACTTCGGAAGGCCCCTAAGCGAGTTGAGGAATTGTATCGTCTTGGCCGACGTGCGGAAGCGGATGAGTTGGTTGAAACATACCAGCGAACCCTATCACAACTACAAACCTAAGAGGACACATGACTAATTATAGTTTGATCAACAGCGATCAGACCACTTGGAACAAAGCATATCAG